GGCGGCTGCTACTTCTTCAAGTGCAATCCGAGGTGGTTCATATAACATTATTTTCCTAGATGAGTTTGCTTTCGTACCACCAAATATAGCAGAGATGTTTTTTAGCTCTGTTTATCCTACAATATCATCTGGACAAAAAACTAAAATGATTATCGTATCTACACCTTACGGTATGAATCAGTTTTACAAACTATGGTCAGACGCAGAAAATAAAAGAAATGATTATGTGCCTATTGATGTTCATTGGTCAGAGGTGCCAGGTAGAGATGAAGAGTGGAAAGAAAAGACAATTAGAAATACATCACCTGAGCAATTTCAACAAGAGTTTGAGTGTGAGTTTTTAGGTTCAGTAAATACACTTATTAGTCCAGCAAAAATTAAAAACATGGTGTTTAAAACGCCTAAAACATCAAACGCAGGTTTAGATGTATATGAGGATCCTGTAAAAGGAAATACTTATGCAATGACCGTTGATGTCGCTAGAGGTGTCAATAAAGATTATTCAGCATTTATAGTTATGGATGTTTCGCAAATGCCATTTAAAGTAGTTGCAAAATATCGTAACAATGATATTAAACCTTTGTTGTTTCCTCATACTATTGAACAAGTTGCAAAAGGTTATAATCATGCACATGTATTAGTAGAAACTAATGACCTTGGCCAACAGATTGCAGAAGCTCTACAATTTGAATTAGAGTATGACAATTTATTAATGACTACAAATAGAGGTCGTTCAGGTCAAATATTATGTGCTGGATTTAGTGGCAGAGGTTCTGGTTTTGGTGTTAAAATGACTAAACAAATTAAAAAAATAGGTTGTGCTAATATTAAAACATTAATTGAATCAGATAAAATAGGAATATACGATTTTGATATTGTTCAAGAAATGTCAACCTTTGTAAGAAGAGGTCAATCATGGCAGGCCGAAGAAGGCAATACAGACGATTTAATGATGTGTTTAGTCATATTTGGTTGGTTATCTAATCAACCATTTTTTAAAGAGTTGACAGATACAAACGCAAGACAAATGTTATATGATGAACAACAATCCTTAATTGAACAGGATATGGCGCCTTTTGGCTTCGTAGATGACGGAACACCAGACCATGAAAAGGTAGAAGTTGATGAATATGGAGATGTTTGGCATCCTGTCGTAAGAAAAGGACTCTAATTCTAACATCTTATAAATATCAGTAAGGTTGAATTTTGAATATGGGCATAAGAAAACTTATGAGTATTGAATATTTAATAATTAAATTAGCTAATTAAAAGGAGAAACCTAAATGGCATTTCAAGTATCAGCAGGTGTTCTCGTACAGGAAAAAGACCTTACTAGAATTATACCAGCGGTCTCAACTTCTATTGGTGCAGTTGCTATTCAAGCAACAAAAGGACCATTAGATGAGGTTACTAGTATTTCTAGCGAACAAGAATTAGTTTCAACATTTGGAAAACCTAACTCAACAACGTTTGAGGGATTTTTCACTGCTGCTAACTTTTTAGCATATTCTAATTCTTTAAGAGTTGTTCGTGTACAGAATTCATCTGTAGCAAACGCTTCACAAAGTGGTAATACCTCATTTGTGATAAAAAATACGCAAGATTATCAAGACAATTATGCCGCTGGACAAGGTTCTGTAGGTTTGTGGGCAGCTAGAACAGCTGGCGCATTTGGAAATTCTTTAAGAATTGACTCATGTCCATCTGCTACTGCTTATGAAGAAGCTGCTAAAACAACTGTCAATGACGCTTCAACAGCAGTCGGAGATACAGTTGTAACAGTTACAGCAGGAACAGGAATAAGTGCAGGCGACATAGTAAACTTTGGTGACAATTTTGAATACAGAGTTGTTAGTATATCAACTAATAACTTAAACATAGTTAGAAAAGACGAACCACAATATTTCGGAACTTCCGACTCTTCAGGTTTACATGCAGCTATCACAGATGGTGCAGATGTAAGACGAAGATGGAGACATTACGATTTATTTGACAAAGCACCAGGAACTTCACCATTTGTACAAGCAAACGGTGGTACAGGTGATGAAATACATGTTGTTGTAGTTGACGAAGATGGTCAAATTACAGGAACAAAAGGTGATGTTTTAGAAACTTTTGGTGCAGTATCAAAAGCTTCAGACGCTAAAACAGCTCAAGGTTCTAATAACTATTATCCAGATGTAATTTACAATCAATCAAATTACATTTACTGGATGGATCATAACGCTGGTGGTTCTAACTGGGGTACAGCAGCTAGTGGATTAACTTTCACTAACGTAACTGCTGTAAGTGAAGTATCATTAGCAAACGGTAATGACGGTACAGTTGCTACAACAGCTCAAAAATTAACTGCTTATACTAAATTTGCTGACGCAGAAACAGTAGAAGTAAGTTTAATTATGGCTGGTAACGGTGACGCTACTCACATTGACAACTTAATTACAATTGCAGAAAATAGAAAAGACGCAGTTGTATTTGCTTCTCCAGAGAGAAGTGATGTTGTTAATATCGCAGACGATAACACACAAAAGACTAATGTAGTATCATTCTTTAATGGTATTCGTTCAACTTCTTATGCTGTGTTTGATAGTGGTTACAAGTACACATACGACAGATATAATGATCTTTACAGATATGTACCTTTAAACGGTGACATAGCAGGTTTAACAGCAAGAACAGACCTTATAGCAGACAGTTGGTTTTCACCAGCAGGTCTTAACAGAGGTATTGTTAGAGGCGCAGTTAAATTAGCATTTAATCCATCTAAAACACAAAGAGATGAATTATACAGAGCTAGAGTAAATCCTGTGGCAACATTCCCAGGACAAGGTACTGTATTATTCGGTGACAAAACTGGATTAACTGCTCCTTCAGCATTTGATAGAATCAATGTAAGAAGACTGTTTATCACTTTAGAGAAGGCAATTGCTACTGCTTCTAAATTCCAACTTTTTGAATTCAATGATGAATTTACAAGAGCTAACTTTAGAAACATTGTAGAACCTTTTTTAAGAGAAGTACAAGGTAGACGAGGTATTACAGACTTTTTAGTAGTCTGTGATGAAACTAACAACACAGGTGAAGTAATTGATAGAAATGAATTCATAGCAGAGATTTTTATTAAACCTGCTAGAAGCATTAACTTCATTACTTTACAATTCATAGCAACTAGAACCGGCGTTTCGTTTGACGAAGTGGCTGGCGGCTAAGTTTAGAAATAGGAGAAAAATAAAATGGCAAACATTAATGACTTCAAAGCTAAACTTGCTGGCGGTGGGGCAAGACCCAATCAGTTTAAGGTAACAATGCCTTTTCCTGGTTACGCACAAGTTGGTGGAGAAATAGAAGAACTAGCATTCTTATGTAAGACTACTTCATTACCGGCAATGACAACACCGTCATTTACGGTACCTTTTAGAGGTAGACAAATTAAGATTGCTGGAGATAGAACATTCGCTGATTGGTCTATAACGGTTATCAATGATACAAATTTCAAATTAAGAAACGCATTTGAAAGATGGTCAAATGGTATTAACAACATGACAGACGGAGAAGGATTAACAAATCCTGCTGACTATCAAGTTGACGCATTTGTAGATCAGTTAGATAGAAATGGTGCAACTATCAAGTCGTACACTTTAAGAGGTGCATTTCCGACTGAAATAGCTGCAATTGAGTTGGACTACGGTACAAATGATGAAATTGAGCAATTTCAGGTAACATTTGGATACCAATACTTTGAAAGTAACACTACTACATAGTTTATAAATACCTTGTAGTAACACAAAGGAATATTATTATGGCTGAATTATTTGGATTTTCTATAACTCGTTCTAAAAAAACGGCGGATCCAAAACAAAGCTTTACACAACCTCAAGCGGATGATGGTACACAAACCATCGCCGCTGGGGGTTATTTTGGTCAATACCTCGACATGGAGGGACAGGCCAAAACAGAGCAGGATTTAATCCGAAGATATAGAGAAATCGCTTTACACCCCGAGTGCGACATGGCAATCGAAGATATTGTTAATGAAGCAGTTGTGGCTAATGAACTAAAAGACGCAATTCGTTTAAAGTTAGACAATGTGCCTTTTGGTAATGAAATCAAAAGAAAAATAGAAGAAGAATTCCAAGAAGTATTAAGGTTGATGAACTTTAATACAAAAGGACACGACATCTTTAGAAGATGGTATGTTGATGGTCGTATGTACTACCATAAAGTGATTGACAGAGAATCACCAAGAAAAGGTATTACAGAGTTAAGATACATTGACCCACGAAAAATTAAGAAAGTTAGAGAAGTTAGAAAGAAAAGACCTGACGGTCCTACACCACACGGTCTTTCTATTATAGATGACTTTC